AATGCTCATACGAATTCCTTTGTTTGTTTATTTAGTTACTTAAATTGCCTCGGTGCGCGCTTCTACTGATGATTGAGTCGCTGTTCCAGTAATCGTTATTGGAAAGTAATAAGTAGTATAAGTTTTAGTCAGTGTCTGCCAATTAGTAGCTCCGACCTGCACACCACCAGAATCTCTTAGAACAACTCTCATCTGCCCGACAGTATCAGTTCTTCTTCCTCTGACACTAATATTGTAGGAGCCTGCTGATAAACTATTTGTTAGTCCGAATGTCGCTCCGACGGGAGTAGACGTAAGTTCTGGACTAGTAATAAAGTCTGTGTCACTCGGAGTTTCTTCATCGATATCATCATAAAGTGGGGCACCATTACTAGAAGTCCAACCACTGACAGCGATGTCAGAGTTTGGACGAGTAATTGTAACTGGCCCCTGTACTTCTACTAAACCAGAGCTGCTATTTGCGCTTTGTGACAAATTTGCAGTTATACTTACAGAAGGTATTTCTAAAGTAATTGGTCCAACTTTTGAACTTATAACACCTGCAATTTCATCTGAAGCGGCTCCTACTTCATACCCCCAGTAACCAGAAGTTGTTATAGATGTGTCTGTAACTTGAATTACTTGTACATTATTTAATAGTACTGTAATTATAGAACCGATTACACTAAAAGATAAAGGAAGTCCTGTTGTATCTACGTTTACTACACTTAAAGTACTAGCTACACCTGCAACTCTTTTATTTAGACTAATCTGAAAATATTGAACATAAAGATAATAGCCGTTTGTAATATCTGCTGTTGGGCCTGGAGTAGACCTTGCAAACACCTGTATAGGTATATTATATCCAGAATCTGATCCAGGATATACTGTAGTAGATATCGTTGCGTCGGTTAGTGTAAAAGAGTGTCTAAATGAAGAATAACCATCAACGACAGTAGTACCCGCTTGACCTGCATTATATCCTGCTGGATTTTGTGAAGAAGTTATTTGCCAACGACCACCACCAGTTGTTGGCTTTTTATTGCCTACTAAGCCATTTCCAACCCAAGATTCTGAAACAGGTAAAATAGGGTCAGAAGTCAAACGAATTATAAGAGAACCTTCACGTACTCGCAACAATACTATCGGTCCGCGAACGTTGGTAAATGAACCTGAAACCTCAGTCTCAATAGTAGGAGCTGTAGTGCTACTGCCAGATGTAACTACACTGTACGCGGCAAATCCACCAATGTCGCTTCCTAGAGCTGTATCTGGCTCTCGAAGTTCGGTTGCTGTATCAAATAAAGCACCTGTAGACGTGATCGAATGAAGGGAAAATTGATTTGGGGTAGTTACATCAGTCGGGATGCACATCGCCCAGATAGCAAGGTCTCCTGCTTGAAAATTAGTCGCAGTCGCGTCGTCAGTCAGAGCAACTGAGAGAAATCCAGTTGGTTCGACAGTATTCTGGCCACTTGCAGAACCATAAACTAATGTATTCTCACCAGAAGGAATTCGGACAATAAATGCCCAAAGTACATTAGAGACTGTATCAGTATAAAAACTAGCTGAGCCAGTCTGTCCTGTAACTGGTGTGTCCCAAGAGAAAACTCTAAGATTAGTATTTCCAGTATCTATACCAGGAACTGCGGTGTAGCCGCCTCCCTGATAGAATTCACCTCTTTTTGTCCATCCAGATGGAGGGTTTACTTCACCTACGTTAACCTCGCCCTCAGTTCCTAGACTTGGTTTTTGACCTGTAAACATCAGCACTACATCAGTGCTTTGGATGCCAGCCGGATAAACCGGATTCACCAGCGTGCCGCCTGCTCTATAAAAAACAGTACCTGCTACTGGAGTGCCGAATGCCACAATGCGCCTCTTTTATGTAGGCTGATTACTTGTATAAGTAAGAGCAGGGAAATTAATGGTATTACCAGATGTAATTACTTGGTCAGATGTTTCATCGGTAACCCAAATAACTTCAGAGCTACCATTAGTAAAAGCCAAATGCAGGTTAGGTGTAGCACCAGAACCTACAGATGCTGTAGCTGTTTTGCCTGAAGCAATAGTCAAAATTCTACTAAGACCTGAAGACGATAGCGTATAGTCACCACTCACCATTGCTACTTCACCAACACTATTACCAATAACAGTAGCGTATGAATCACTAACAGTATATGCTTTGATCAAAAGCATTTTACTAGCATTAGTTTTAATGTAGTTTAGACCGCTATCTAATACATTAGGGCTTACAAATTTAGCCATGTTATTTATTCTTTAAGTCAGAGTACCAACAATCTCACCAGTAGCAATAAAGTGCTCACAAATCTTTGTGGTTAAATTAGTACGAATACTGCTGCCGTCCGTAATAGTAGAATTAAGAATTGCAGCGGTCTCGGTTTCTGGTACTTGTAGATTTAAGTCAAAACTAGTAATATCGTCTACTACTACTTTAAAGGTACAGCCTAAAGAACCATTTTCCATTACAGCTGCATTTACTAGTTCATAAACCGCATTAGTTGATCTTGTGATAGCCATATATTACTCCCAACCGTATGTGAATGTAGCGTAGTTATCAATTGTTCCANCAGTTGCAAGTGNACCTGCTACAATTCTTGCTCCTAGAATAATAAACTCGCCGGGATTTACGTAAACTGGTGCGTCACCAAAATCAATATACGTTCCGCCTGGTTGGTTTACTAGCAAACCAGCAGCTTGAGTGGCTACTGTTGTTTGATTAAATGTAGGAAGTGCAATTCTTCTAAATGCTTTTGCAGTTGCTCCCTCGGCCTGTGCCAAATTGAGAGAAGTACCACCAAAAGCTAAAAACCATGTTACTGCGTATCCGCCACCAGTTAGTGCAGTTGTAACTATCGAACCCAGACCAATGCCTCTTACTACCAATCTTCTACCTTGAATGCCAGTAAGGTTGGTAGTACCAAATGGTACTTGATATGAGAAAATAGGGTAGTCGAATGTTAGTGCACTACTAGCTAAGTTCCAGCGAGACTGACCTCCTAAACCTGTAACCACTGCAGCAAGTTGAGTTGGTGACACAGATGTTGGCGCAGCGCTGTTTGCATATGCTGCGAGAGAACCCATTGTACCACCACTAAGACCTTGATATGATCCAAGTGTACGACTGCCAATTGCAGATGCTCTGTCTGCAATTGCTGGACCACCAATACTCACTGTCGTATCAGATACGAACAAACTGAAGGTTGAACTCGGTACGCCTGTAACAGCATGACGAATTGCTAGTGGTAAAGCAGTGGAAATAAATGGCTGACCTTGCGCGTCTGGAATTGTGGTTGTTGCGTATAGCTCATCATTGATCCAGAACTGCACATTGTTTTCACCTATAGCGATAAGAAAACTATAGCGTTTGTTGATTACAGGAGTCCAGTTTGCGCCTCCAGAAGCAACCACGAATGGAGAAGTTACTGTTTCTGCACCACCAAAGTTGATAACGCCAATAATACCAGAAGATGTAACTCTGAAGTATGCTCCGTCAACAGGAGCATAAGGGTTTGTTGGAACCGCAGCAGTATTAATAGAAATAAATGCACCAAAGTCTGCGATAGTATTTGTTGGAAACGTTGACTGGTTGAACGCAACATTGTACTTAAAATAAGTAGTTGCAACTCCATGAAGTGGAAAGTATGCCCAACTAGCTACCAATGTTGAGTTATTTGCAACTGTAGCACCGGCACCACTGTTTGTTTGCAGACCATTTAAACTCCACGCATTTGTCATTCCGGTGTTGAAATAGCGGTGTTTTCCAGTGTTTTGTGCAGTGTAATTAAAAGTTTCTTGATCAAGAAAAGTTTCATGAGCAATGCGAATACGATAATCTCCATCTACTTCTGGAGATAAAAGAAGTCGTTCTCCTGTTACAATACCCGCATCATTCTCCGCAAAAAATACTAAATCACCAGTTGCATTGACTTTTAGTTCATTTGCGCTAGTGACTCCAGCAACAACACCCGATGAATTATCTTTAATTACTGTATCTAATGCCATAATTATTCCTTAGTCTGACCAAACGTAGCGCACGGTCCACGTCCCAGTTAATTTTTCTAACGATCTTGCATGAATGGTGAACCCAGTACCAGCAGTTGGTGTTCCACAAGTCAGCGAAGCAAAGTTCTCGAAGTATTTATGATCTGATGCAGTATGACTTGAACTTGTGTCATCTGCCATCACAAATGCATCGGCTTTGCTTGTCGCTGAGATTGCTGACTGACCTGTGACCGCAACACTGGCTTCATTAGAGCCAGGATGCGCGCCAAAGTTAATAGTAGCTGATCCAATACCAGTTGCCATTTATTAGGTCAGTGTAGTCGTGTAAGTTACGTTCAGCGTATCGCCTGTTGAGACAGACTTAGCAACTCCACCGCCGTCGGTGAACAGACCTACTGAATATAGTTTAGCATTAGTAGTACCTGTGTCACTGATAGTTCCCAGTGCACCGACAGCTGATGCACTCACAACAACAATGGCAACACCATGAACAGTAGCAGTACCAGTACCCAACGTACCAGTGGTGGCTGATGTTGTTGCTTTAACACCACTGGTTGTTCCACTGGCTGCTGAGAATGTAGGTGTGACGCGCGAAGCAATCATACTAGTATGTGTCGTCGCAGCTTTTCCGAGTTCTTCGTATGTGCCAGCAAAACTTGAATAGGTCGCTGAAGCATTTGCTGCAACGTTTGCTGTAATAATTGCCATACGGTAAAACATATTCACGTTAGTGGTGGCACCTGTACCAGCTCCAGCGGGGAATACACTGTCAAGTAGGAATTTCTTACCTTCGCCAGTTACCAGGTTGTCAAATTCTTCTGTCCATTTAACTTCGCCATTTGGGCCAAGACATTCCATACGATAACGACCAGATACAGACATTTGTTCAGAATGTCCGCTTCCGCGAGTAACTGAAGCACCAATTGTGTCTTTCGATTGTGTCAAGTTCATATTATTTCCTATAAATTAAAGTAAGAGATCGTTTTCTTATTTCTTATTTAGATAAGAAAACGTAGTGATTAAGCCTTAGGCGAAATTAGTACCTGTCCATATAAAACCTTAACCTTCTTAGATTGAGATGTTACATAAACATTGTACACGTATCTTGGGTCGACTAGCAATGATGTATTAGTAGAAGTCATAGATAATACGATTTTACCATCTGCCCCACTGCCCAATAATGCAACAGTCAAGGCATAATCTTTCGTTGAGTTATAATACCTCTTCATAGAAGCAGTTACTGTCAACCCAGTTAGATCAATTGTATTGCCTAACTGATCTTTAAGAGTTACGACGTTGTCGTAATCATCACCCTGATCGATGTATAGATCGAGTTCAGCTGATGCAAAATAATTAGTTAGAACTGTCATTTCAAGTAACTCTTAATCATCCAACCGAACTTGGAGTGGATTTCCAATCTACTAGCAAGGTAATTTGCTAGCCCCTGCATATTTAGAGAATTTGCCATTCCGAATGTTTCTGTTAGATTTTGTTGGATGGTCTCATTATCACGATCCAACTCAGCGAGCATACCAATTGGGTTACTGCCAGTAAGTTCGCCTTCCTCGATTGTCTTGAAATTATATAGTTCAGAAATCGAAGTCGGAGCATACTCACCGAGGATTCGAATTCTTTCTGCGATATCATCTACTGAGGTATGAGCATCCTCATAGATATCTTGTAAGAACTCATGGATCTGAGAGAATAAGACTCCCTCTACATTCCAATGAAATGCATGCGCTTTGTAGTAATAGAAGAATACATTGGCAAGCAACTTCTTCATTGATGTAGTTAATTCATTCATTAGTCATGTCCCATCAACTTGCGCACTTTTTGCTTCCTGTGTGTCTCAGAAGATGATCCGAATGTAGAGCCAACTTTATTCGTATCAGAAGCATCCTGTGGTGTTTCTTCTGGAGTTTCTGGTTTACCAAGAGTCAGATGCTTATCCAGTGATCTCTTTAATTGATTGTAACCAAGAACTGCTTTCTCATTCTCATAATCAGTTGGGGTATTAATCGGAGCAGCCTCCTGCAACCCAACTGGAACTAGATTCTTTTCATACTTGATACCGACCTCATCTGCCAGATCAAGCATATTGCTGACGATAGAAAGCGAATCCTGCTTGAGATTCTTCTTTCTCATTGAGCGCAGTGCACTGTTGACTAATGTCTCGGCATTGCTACCAGAGGAATCAACCCCAAGAGCATCAGCGATAATCTTGGCTACTTTTAGTTTATCACTCGGTTTAACGATTGGTGTTTCCATACTTTCCGCCATTGGTTGTGATTCTATTTCTGCTAGTTGAACTAAAGACAGAAGTCCCTGTAGGTAATCTCTGTGGTGATCGAACTCACCAATACCAATAAGACTGTCTCTGATCTTTGCGTAATGTTCCATTACTTTGGCATTTACCTGAGTATGATCACCTTCATGCTCACCGAGGTCAACAATCTTCTCGATATGCTGCATCATCTCATCGGTGTTTTGCATGGCACGAAGGATCCCTACTGCATCGCCGATCTTTCCTTCTTCGTAGCGACCAATTGTGGCCTGGTATGCCGATACTACATCATGGTTCTTAAGGAATGATTCAGAAGGATGGAATCCCTTGAAGGAAAATCCCATATCTTCATCTTCTGGTGATGCATATGGCATCTGGATATCTTCGACGACCAGTGACTCAATGAACTTACGCTTCATATGCCCATTGATATCAGAGACTGTTACGTAATTGCTTCCACGATCGAGGATCTCGAAATACTCATCGCCTTCTTTGACTACCTGCCCGACCAAGAAAGTCTGACCGAGGTAATATGCATTTCTTGCAGGACTTACTTGAATCGCCATCTCAGCTACGGACTTGATGCCCATATGAGTACGCAGTTCCTGCATCAGTTTACGAGCATCTGGTTCTTTGATCGAATCCGGAACACCCTTTTTGAATGTCACGAAATCATTACTGGTCGCAGCTGCGCGCATCTTTGAGGCACTCATACCAGTGGCATCATCAGCATCCGGATCGCGCTCGCCAGCGGAGACTACCTTGATGGAATCGAAGTTGTATTCAGTTCCATTGTATTTGCTCAGTAAAGACTCATAAGCAGGAACACGATCAGAACCAGCAACAAGAATCAGATTCTTATACTTGCCATCCTGTTCTTTTGCTGCTTCAATAACTGTGCGAATCTTGTCATCACAACCAACAAAATTTACTTGAGGAAATGCCTTCTTCGCCCAGAACAATTTCCGATCAATGGGAAGTGGGTTTTTCTTTTTGTCTTGTGTCTTTGTGATATACATCGCATGCTCTGCTTTATTAGCAGCAGCTGTCTTGCGAATTTTATCAAGCAAAAGTGCATGTCCATTGGTGATCGGATTCAACCGACCAAAGCCAAGTACGATGGTTGATGATGCAACTTCTTGAATGAGTGATTTGTAATTTTTCATTGTGGTTTGACAATCGACGAATGTATTATTTAGCCCAGCCTTTGACGATCTCTGGAGAGAAGTTATTCTGACTAAATTCAAATCTATCAATTAGTTTCACTGCCTCATTGTCGCTATTGATAGCAACAAATCCCTCAGGCGAGGTTACCTTAAATCCACTGTTGGTCTTTACGAAGTGCTTCATACCACCAATCTGGTTCATCTTGGCAATAAGAATACCCTTTAACTCATCAATCATATCAGCAACGAGGAAGATCTTTGCGATCTCTTTGTTCTCATGTTTCTTGAAATACTGAAGAACTCTTAATCGCTTTTCTTCTTGCGTAGCCTTACCTGCTGCGCTGGCTCTTTTCTCAATTTCTTTTTGATATCGATCATCAATAAACTTGGCGAATCCACTTGCTTTGTTAGCGGCCAACTCTGATCTGACATTCTGTTTGACCTTGGAGTTGATATAGATCAAGACCAGATCTAGTAGTTCTTTATCCTTATGGATTTCATTGAGCATTGTACCATCGATGCTCTTGAATACTTTATCAATTCCACCAAGGAGAGTATCGACGTTTGCTTCCTCCGCTGGAGAAAGAGTCGCTACTGAAGATGCATCCTCAAAGGCAGCATCAACTGCCCAGATACTCTTGGTTTCTTTGAACTTCGGAACAATCTTATTACCGAAGTTCGCTGATAGGTTAGCGAACTCTGTTCCGGTGTATTCAGTATGGAAAGCAATGCCGACCTTAGCTGCTTGAATTTTGGCAGCAAGAGGAGAAGATACTGGTACGGCATAAACAATCGTATTCGGGTGGAAGCATACATACTGCTCACCATCAATTGTTTCTTTCTTTAGATCTGCTTTCGTAAACATCAGATCGCCCTGGAAGATTCCAGACTTGATGCCTAACTTAGGTAATTCCTTGAGTAGGATTGAGAACTTTTCTTTCAGATCACCATTTAGGTCAGCATCAATCTCAGCCTGTGTCTTATAGACCAGTGGGTTCTTATTGAAGATACCCTTCTTGGCAACGAAGAACTTTCCGTCAGTTGGATCGATGCCCATGAACACAGCAGGTGCTCCGTCGAACTTAACGGACATCTTGTTCTTTGTAATGTGAGAAGAGGGACTGCCCTTTAGGAAGTCCCTCAGATCGTGAAGATATGCAATGGCTTTACGCGTTCCTTCCACACCTTCGATAAAAGGCAGGTCGGCAATGTGCGTCATGTGGGCGTTCGTCGCCTCACTGATGTAGGTTCTAAAATCCAGCATGGCAATCCATCAAAATAGTTCTCGATGGATTATTTAGAGTTCCTACAATCCTGCGATCCTATCTGCTAGTTTCAATGCCAGTGCCTCAGTTGGGGTCAGGTAGGTGTCCTGATTGCCGATCAACTTCTCAAGAATAACCTTCTCTGGCAGACCAGTGCACTTCTTATACAAGTCAAGAATACGTTGGTGCGTAAAGTTCAGTTCCTTCTGAATGGCCAGAAGTTCATGGTGATTGCCGACAATTCCAGTTGAGTAGTTATGGCTCATTATCGTGCAGGTTGGAGTCAGAGTTCTAAACTGTTTCTGACCACTCATAAAGATCATCAGACCAGCTGAGCAAATATTACCCAATGCTACCGTATGAACAGGAATAGCACTTCCTCGCATACATTCAATGATAGCGAATGCAGCATGTAGATCACCACCAACGCTATTGATCATCATAGTCAATGCCGCTGGCTTTTCTTCTGGATCTGTGGCCATATTTGACTCAAGAATCCATGCACAGATAACTGCCGAAATATCGATATCAATTTCGCCGAATAGCAACTGTACGGAATGATTCTCCGTATCGCCCTGTGATACGCGATCATCGTCCTTCTGTTTAGCTGTTTGTTTTCTAGTTGCCATAATGATCCTTATATTTGTAGAAGTGGTGATTACCGATTTGCTTCGTCTTATTTAGGCCGCCCCAACCTTCTACTGTTTTGCTGTGGAAGAACAATGCGCCACCAGTGACATCATCTAATGATTTAGTAACCACTGCAGAGAATGCAATGTCCTTTATCTTTGGGTCAATTACCTTTGGTAATATATTTGGTTTTCTGTCACAATTCCAACTGAACTGACAGGTACGTTTGTTCCTTTGCTTAATAACTGCGCATACGCTATCAGGAAACTTGCGATGTGCAGTTCTGTTCAGAATAACATTGGCTACTGCCTGGATTCCTATGGCTGTTTCACCTCGAGCCTCGAAGTATAGAGCAGTGACCATACACTTGTACTCAGTGAGTAACTCATCTGATGGCCACTCTACATCTGGTGGTGTGGCAATGCTTGCTGGTAACAGAGCTACCAACAAGAGCATTGCTATGAAGAAATACCTTACTACCGATACCATCGGGTCAGGTTTTGCCAGACTGTAGGTTTGGCTTCGACTATGTTCGACTTGAAGTGAACACCAGAATATCGGCAAAGAGAAAGTGAGGCACGCATTTCTTCAGCTGACTTATAGGTCGCTGAGCCATCGATCGGGGAATAGGCGATAACTGCCTGAGAATGGGTGCAGTTTCCCTTTGAATCGAACTTCTCGACTCGACGAAAGTGGATACAATCAATGCACAGATTCATTTTTCTTCTCGATACTAAAATAACTAATCAAGTTAGCTACTAAGATTATGGCTGACAGGATTGCGCTAAAAGTATCACCCTTTATGAACTGCTGAATCATAACAACCAACATAACTGCTGCGCAAAAGATATTGATTGCAGGCAGGTATTTCATAAACATCTTCATTTTTGCACCTCACACATTTTAGGGAGCCCATCCTGACCGACAAGAGGGGTGATCGCAACACCGCGATCAGAATCAAGAATTACAAACGTCGTTCCTTCGATACACCGAATAGTAAACCCAGATACTGAAGATTCTACCATCTGGTTAAACTTACCACAACCCGAAAGGAGCAGCGGAACACTAATGATGATCAACAATTTCTTCATATATTTCCTTAGATCGTTTCAAACAGAGCCTGGTACACTGACTCACGCACAGCTGTATCAGTCGACTCTTTATGCTTGGTGCTCACGCTGATGTAGTGCAGGTTATGCAGCACTTCTGGCCAAGCCAGTTTCTGGTCCCGAGCCTCTTCAACCATACGGTGAATGACGACATTACCAGCCTTCGTGTACATTGCGTATCTTTGCATTTTATTCTCCAAAAGCAACAAGAGCAGCCAGACTAACAACAGTCAGGACACCNAGATAAACCACGGCATCATTCCAAGAGCCAGGCGCGAACATCCANGTAGCGAGCGATTCAAACATTTTCTTTTCCTTTCAANCTTCGATAAGTTATTATACCTCGAAGTTGAATAAAAGTAAACTACTATCGTCGCATCGACGCTAGGTCTTTAGCCTCGTCATTGGAGAACACAGGGACCATATTGGACTTATGCATCGTCCCAATACCCTTGATTTTGTCTCCAGTGTACATCATAGATTGTTTTGCAGCAGTTGAACCACCAGGGGTCACCAAACTCTGCAATTTCTCCGTATTACGTCCAACTGGAAGAGAATACGACCAGTCCGTGTCTTTCTTACGTTTCAACAGGGCTGGTGGGTATTTAGACTTCAAGTTTTCCCAGCTGCGCAGATTCTCTTCGTATTGACGTTTCTCAGCAGCTGATTTGAACTTTAGTTTAGCCATTATTCTTCACCATGGTAGCCATAATCTTCATCGGTACCAAACCCAGCAGAAGCCAGAGCAGAATCAAAGTCACCATCCATGCTTTCATCGTAACCATAATCATGGTTCTGGTAGACCTCTTCGCGAAACTGCGCGACGATATCAACAGAGACACCGAGTTCCTCTGCAATAACAGAATTAGAGTAGCCCTCACCGATCATATTTCCAAGATCGATTGCGAGATTAGACATAACAGACATTAACCTTCTCCTCGAATAATTACAACACGGGTAACATTGATTCGTTCTTCATACTCATAGGGAATGAACGTAGCGATCTCGCCATCGTAAAACTCATTCCGAATCATATCTGCCTGATCAACGATGAACCGAACAGTGCGTCCAGTGTGGTTCGACCGAATAAAGAACTCCGGATGAACTGTGGCTTCATTGTACATCGTCAGATGCTTCGTCTGTTTGTTATACGAAAACGAACTAAGATCAAAGATGGGGATCATACAGTTTCCTCAGGAGTAACGACAGGAACTTCACCGAACAGCTTAGCCAGCTTCTTGACAATACCTGGTTCAGTTGCATCAACCAGAGTCTCAGCACCAGAAGTAGCCTTGATGCTAGCGAGCAATGCATTCAGAGATGCTCGGCTCGGAGCAGTCAGCGAACTATTCGTGTAGCATGAAGCACGAACCACTGGCTTAGACCAAGCAGTCAACAGAACGTAACCACGATCACGATCAGCAGGAATAACTCGAAAGAACAGAGTACCACCCTTCATGTCTTTCTCCTTAGGCGTAAAAACCAGAATCACGGAACTCAACGTCTGTGAACTCAACACGGACATCGATAGACGATCCCAGTTCTGTCTGGACATAGCCCATGCGATCATAACACCAAGCACCATCGTATTCCTCACGACCAGTGCCAGCCAGAACTACGTCCTTGAGATCTTCCAAGGTAGCGAAGACGCCAAGAAGTTCATCACAACAATCACGAGCACCCAACAGGCAGTAAACTTGCATTTTGTTTCCTTTCAAAGTTCAAAAGATTATTATACCGCTAACTTGATTAAAAGTAAATCAAAGTCCAAGTACTGCGCGCTCGGTATCGGTCAGTTTGGCCAAAGCACGTTCACGCGTAGCCTGCAACTCAGCTTCCATGAGTGCAGCGAATTCCAGGTTCGCAATCAGGATCTCCAGATCCTGGAGGTATTCATAGGCCATAAAATCGTCATACGCATACGGCACGGTGAATCTTCTTCCAGTTTCAGGGAAGCTGACATCAAATACCATGCCAATGGCATCCACATCTGCCACAGCTCCAAATTCCAGAGCTCTGGAGAGTGCCCCCATGAGGCGATAGGGATACGACTCCCTGTCGTTCTTCTTCATGCTGCCACCCCCACAGACTCGACCTTCTCGAGTNCCCAGATAATGGAGAGCAGGTTCTGATCAGCCAACTCGGAGGAGGCTTCGAAGCCAAGAGCCTCGTCCATCAGAGCAAAGGCATCACGGAATGCAGCGGCAGCGAGGAGACAGGCTTGGTTACGTTCAGCGATAGTCATTTTCTTTCCTTTCAAGTTTCGATAAGTTATTATACCTCGAAACTGAATAAAAGTAAATCAACAACCTCGCTGGCGAGCGTATTCCTTGCGAATTTCGACGAACTCAGGGATCCATTTTTTCACTGGTTCCTTGAATAAAAGTAAACCAAATTCTTCCGTAGTCATTGCGATTACGATATTTGGGACAGTAATTCCTGTCATTTCCCAGAAGGCATAGGCATACGCCGCTGCCTGGGTAAAGTAGTTTGGGATGTCCTCAGAGGACTTATAACGACCACTGGTCTTCCAATCCAGGATGCACAGCTCGCCATTGATTTTGGCGATCAGGTCTACGGTGCCAGCGAACTTAAGAGTATCTGAGTACAGCACGGATTCCATCGCATGCACTTCCTCAATCGACTCCATAACTGGCATTAGATTCTCGAACATTTTACGTTCTTCTTGCTCGAACATACCAAATGTCAGGGGTTTCCCTTGGAGGTAGTTCTCGCAGTTCTCGTGGATAAGTGTACCGCGCGTAGCTGCTTTTCGGCTGATCTCGTTAGCCGTAGCCTCGCCAACTGATTCTTTCCAGGCACGAATAAACTCCTCACCCATTATGCTAATAATGCTCGTGACCGAGGGGTAACTGTTTCCTTCCGGAGTTTGGTACTTTCTGCCGTCGGGTGAGTCGATCCTTTTACAGACCGACTTCAATGCTTCATGTTCAATAAGTTTCATTTTCTATTATCAATCGAGTAAAACCAATCATCACCAGCTGCCCATTTGCGAGAGCCATCCACACTCCATAGATTCTGTGCAGCTTGGAAATCTGGGAACTTAACATCAGCAGGAATCAAACTTTGATCATACCACAAGCATCGGTTATTTGGTTGACATGCGAACTGGCCGTTTTCTAATCGGATAAAGTTAAATGACTTATGTTCTTCAGCAACTTCAGTAAATCCAGTATCTACATCCATTCCTTCAGCACAAAAATCTACTGTAAACAAATAGGTTCCAAAATGCCATTCTTTGTCTTTGCCGAGAAACTTAACACCTAGATTACGAAGACTTATTTTCTCAACAATGGTAAACCGATACCCCATGCAATCCCACAGCTGTAAAGTATCTATGGGTAATTTTCCAGTGTAGTCTTCGTGCCACACATATGCATGAATGGGTAGTTTGTCATATAGTGCTCCATAATTTGGCAATAATGACTCAATACGAAACACCTGACCTCGCAATGCTTTGAGACTAATCCATACTGCGGGTTCTAATTCACCATGACCCTTTTCGAAATTATATAGAAATTCTCGTTTAACGAAACATTTGATTGGTGGTAATGAACCTATAATATAACTCATTGTAACACTTCCTTTAATAATATTGTATCAATAATTTATTTTACTCTCGTTTTTTATCAGGTATAATTCAACTGTAGCGATGATATAGGTCTCTATAGTTCCCCTCGCTCCATAAGCAACTTCTTGTTTGCTTGATGCGCTTCCTGCACCAACTCCTTGTTCTGTCCAGTGTAAGAAACAGCATAGTTATTCTCGATAAGCCAGTTGTTCACATTGGTTCCATCATCTAGAATAAACTCACCAAGAATCCTACCAAACTTATCATTGCTGTCATCTTTGATAGTATTGATCTTTACCCAAGCACCGACTGCAAGTTGCTCTTCGACTTTCTTCTTTGACAGAAGACCACGAGGTTTCTCTTCAAGATTAGTCGTTCGCGATTCCGGAGCATCAAGACCAGCGAGGCGAACCCGTTGGTTAGATAGAATAACATTAAATCCAAGATCAATGTCGATATCAACAGTGTCTCCGTCGATGACTTTGATGACCTTACACTTATACTGGTACATATTAGCCTTTTAACACCGAGATTCCCTTGTTGTACTTAGCAGTTCTATCCTCAAGCCCATGGGTTCCGCCATTGATAATCTTCGAAACAGTAATTACATCCCAAACAGAGGATAACTTCCTCGAGTCCCAATACCAAAGAGCAGTCTGAAGAGCAATAGTCTTATCAGTGCGAACCTGATCAGGATTAGTTACGAGCCTGTCATCCTTGAACAGAGCCTGTGAGCACTTGGTAAAGTTTTCCTTACCAGTCAGCTGGATAAGACCAGACCCACGATACTTATAGCCTTCTCCGGATGCCTCTGGGCCATTACCCATACGACTGGCATAAACTCGATTGCCAATCTTCACAGGTTGTCGATGGTATTGCGCAACATCAACTCCCCTGAAATACTTAGGAAAGACCACAAGTAGTCTCTCACCTGAGTAGTTTAGGTTCTCGCTAATAACATTCAACTCACCACTCTCATGTCCACATTGAGCAATGAACATTGAGATTTGTTGCGGAGTCGTAATTCCGAACTTAGGTAACTGATCATTAAGGGCAGCAGACCAGCCTACTGGATCTTTACAGTTAGGTAGGATGCTGCGTAGTTGGTCTGCTGTAATCATTTTAATATCCTAGTTTGTCACATGCTACGATGAATGATTTCACTAATGATGATCTCACAATGTCATCTGGCGTAAATTCAATCGACTGAAACTCTGGCATCGTATATAGCACTTCGAGGAATTGCTTCAGACCAGAGATATCATTCCTTGATTTTACCAAGTCATTCTGCTTCAAGTCACCGACGAAGATTATCTTCGAGCGATGGCCAGTGCGAGAAATAACTGATGACAGTTCATGCCATGTCATACTCTGGCATTCATCGACGATAATGATTGCATCATCAATACTGATACCACGAATGGCAGTAGTAGAAATAAACCTAGCGAACCCTTGTTCCTTCAGGCGTTCCCAAGCATCTGGGCGACCAAACAGAGTCTGGCTAATTTCTTTATATGGCTGTTCATAGATAGCCATCTTCTCATCCAAGTCACCTGGAACGAATCCCTGGTCACGCACCTGGACTGCACTTCTAACAACAACTACTTGCTTGAAGGAATTGGTTTTATCCAGAATTTCCTCGATTGCTTTGAGCATTGATAGAAATGTCTTACCGACGCCTGGACTACCAAATAATCCGACGCAATATGCACCGCCGCGATATAGATCAAAGAACTTACGTTGATTATCAGTTAGAGGCTCGAATGTCTTGAGATGGTCGAGTTTAATCTTAAGAGAATTATTAGCAGGCTGGTGGCGATGCATTGCCTCATCGCCATCAATTTGTTCTTCTCTTTTTTGTACTGGTGTTCTTCTCGTTGCTGCCATGTGTTTCTTTCTTAGTAAAACCCTTCAGATTTTGTTCTTGATAATACATCATGCCATCTTCTAATGGGACTCGTAGTATCAAACTGAAAGATAGGGGTTATATCAATTCTAGAAGTAAGAGGCTTTATATCGTCAGTCAGATTGTCTAGAATTAATGGATCACATAACGAACATTCATAATACACAAGAACCATATGGGCAGAAACATTATTCCTGCCATAAAGGAACTTTAGTTTTGATTGATCTACACCAGCTATCAATAAACTAAAGTATTTCAGTAACGCATAATCTTCACAATCCCCTGCTCCTCTGGTCAGGGTTTCTACTGGAGTTGCCCAATAATCAATGGCTTCCCAGTTATCAATATCAGTTTGGAATTGAATATCTTTATTTACTCTTTCGTTGATCATTGATAACTTCTCTTTATCAGGAAGTTTCGATGATATCACAATTGTACTTAGTAGAGGGTTAGCCCTGTCAAGGACTTCTGCGGATTTATCTTTTAACGATTCTGCAATGAGATCTGCGTCCCAGGCTGAAACAACCGAGGACGCAAATGACAAAATAACAGAAACTAAAAGATTACGCAAGTTAGAATGAGTTGCGTTCGCTCAGAGTACCCTTCGGATTTGCCGCATGGATTTTCTGAAGAACTTCTTTCATACCACCATCTCTACCACGACCCAATCTATCTGGTGCGATTGCCATTGGTGACCCAATCTGCCATTCTCCGGCAGTGGACTTGCATTCAGGGCAAGCAAATTCATTTGACTTCTCGCTGATCTTGCAGGTAATCTCAAACACTGCTTCACAACTCGAACATCTTCTATCGTATAGAGGCATATGCCCTCCTAAGTGTATCACACTTTCTATTTAACCACCAATCCAGGAGGGAACTGGGCGACCAGCTACTTTGCCTTTCCAGGAATGAATATGTGGTTTACCGAGGCGATAATAATTACGATAGGACTCAACTCCATCAGCTACTTTGTAGTCATCAGGCATAGCCAACAGGATTGGGGTCATTTCACCAATGGGAATATTGGTCGGAAGAATCTCTAGACGAGAAATAAGTCCATCTGTTTCGCACTTGTGCTTCCTTCCATAACGGAAAGTGTACTCGGTGGCAAGACTAGCCAACAGAGCCTGGAGCCACCTGTAGTTCCCCGAAGATTTACGTGCCCAGATTGCGCTGGGATGGTTGCTGTGAGTTGCTTTGTACAGGATAGAGTCCCTGTCATCGTCCAGCCTCCACGTAGTAGTGCGGCGACCTGTTTTGGAGAGGGATTCTGATTGTTTTCCATCGAGTAGTCTGTGGGCAGTTGAGAGAAGTTGACTATATTCGAGTATCATCTTGACGACGTGTTTATCAAGATGGAACTCGGCGCAAATAACTGGGTCTTTATCAAGTTGGAAAATGTTCATACTAAATTTAATTTGTCACTTTCGACATTGACTACGAACTCATAATACATCTTCTGTTCTTCGTCTATATTTGGAGTAATGACGACTGTGCCGAGGGATTTAGATATAACCCTCCGCACAATCTCATCCATACTAGCCAATGCCTCCGTGTCGGTACTATAGATCACGAAGGTAGCATTCATATCGTGTAGTCAACCACGTGAACGCAGTTCTGAATCCATCCTTTATTTTCGAATTCTTCCATAGTCAGGTTAGGCTGTTCTGTCTCACGGATGATCTTGACCATATCGCTCTTGTTTACTTCTCGAGCAGTGATAATATGTTCACCCAGATGATGCTGGAAATAATGCTCAGCCTCTTCCATTGCTACAGTATCCAGTGCATGCTCTTCACTTTCGCACTCGACGAAATATACATGACGGAAGGAGGAAACTGTTTCTACGGCAAATGTCTTCATTTTAGTTACTTTCTTAAGGATTACTTGGCCATTATCATTTACTGTCCAGTCTAGGGTATCACCGATGTTCCAGCCNAGTTCATATGTAACTTCAACAGGAAGATCAAGAATGTACTCACCAGTTTCCGGATCAAGAATAACTTCACTTGTATAGGTAGTCATAGGTTCACATTGCTCCATTTAGATAGTTTCTCACGTTTGTTCAGAGTCGCTGCATGCACAGTATCTGCATTGATAATACCCTTTCGTTCAAGGATATCAATCATACACATCAAGTCACCAATCTCCTCTTCCAGATGCTGTTTGTTGGTCGGGGCACCAATCGGCCATTGACCATCCATCCCGAATCGGAAACACTTGGAGATAGCCTGAATTACTTCAGCGCACTCCTCCAGAGTTATAGTTAGCAGTTCAGTTTCTTGCTTGTTCATTGTCCAAAGATCCTCGTCAGTTCATAAAATGTATGTTCAATATCATCATCACGATGCAGGATCGCAACACCACCCACTTCCCGATATTTGTTGACGACTCGTTCTGTATCGTCAATCAAGACTCGATCAGGAGCAGCGAATAAAGCCTTCTTGCTACCACCTGGAACAATGTTCACTGGGTAATGGATCAGTTTGCTGTTCAACCAGATCTTCTTCTGCATCTCGACTTCTTCATGATGCAGAGCACCACCAGAAGAACTCAGGATCTCGATGTCAACATCAAGCCCATCGACGAACTCAAGCAGACGTTTGGCGTTCGGCATATATTCCAGGTTCACGAAATGGTGACCAAGAATAAACTCCTGGAAGTTCTTGTCTGATTCAGCAGATTGCTTGGCGACCAGAGCTGGGTCAATCCCGAACACTTCTTCATACTTCTTATTGAAGTTGGCGAGGACGCCATCCATATCAAGATATATTTTCATTCGCACACCAAGATCCGAGGAAAATCAGCACGATCAAACATAAACTGGCCATTCAGAGGCGCAGTAAACTTGTCCGTTTTAGTTTCAACAACTTCGTCTTCGAAGATGCGACCGACCAGGTGGCAGGTCACAGTTCCATTCGCTTCCGAGATCTCTTCCACGAGACCGAGCATATAGCAGGAGTAATCGCCAACAAAATCAAACGACTTAACCAGATCACCAACTTTCATTTTTCTTTCCTTTTCAATTCGATAAGTTATTATACCTCGAAATTGAATAAAAGTAAAATGATTTCAGTCTAAGACACTCCACATCGTTTTCTGCTCTTGATCAAGAATAGTCTGTAATTGCTTTACTTCGATGCCATATTTGTTGAGTAGGTCAACTCCGGATAAGTCTCGGTATGTATCTCGGTAAATTACCTTCCATATTCCTGCATTGGCCATAAGCCTAGAGCAGTTGATACAGGGAGCCATCGTTACGTATACAACTGCTCCCTCAACCGAGACTGAAGACCTGGCCATCTTCATTAACAGGTTTTCCTCAGCGTGGATTACTTCTGCCCTGGTATTTCCGTTCTCATCTTCACAGACATTACTTGTTCCTGGCAGAGTTCCATTGTAGCCAAAGGCAAGGATGTTTCTATCTCTAACAGCCACTGCTCCGACTTGGGCTCGTTTAGCATAACTAAGATTGGCTGCGCCAGTGGCCACATCCATATAGAACTGGTGGAACTTTGACATTATTCGAAGTATCCAATCGCCTTTAGGTTCTTCATAGTCAGATTCTTGAACATCTTATGCAGTGTCTGTTCCTTAACAGCAATAAGAATCTTGGCATCAATTTCGCTGACAGATTCTAGTGCCTGGATAAACAGACTTTCTCGACGAAGAGGAATTAGTTCTGCTCGTTGGAAGTTCTCGATCTTCTTTGCGATTTGCCAGAAAGCACCACTCAACTGATCTGGGTGCTGGAGATTCCCCTTAAATGGAGGGATGCCCTCTGGAAGAACGAACTTCTTCTCAGGGATGTAGGCAGCTTCCATTAGGTTNCGGAGATATCTGTTTCCGCTGTGCTGCTTGAGAGTATTGATATCGACATTAGCAGCAGAGATAATTTCAGAGATATTGCTCATAGTTAGAATGCCTGTAGGTCATTTAGAAGTAATCGGCAGCGATGTTCCATCAAGTAACACATAATTGCATTTAGGTCACGCTTCGGTTGTTGCTCATGATATACAGAGAGAATTTTCTCCTGTACTTCATTAGGTATATAGTCAAAATCAATCAGGGTGCGGTTACGTTGGAAGTTACGTTGATCAACATCAGACAGACCAGTCTGCGTCTTAAACCGATCCATTACCTTGGCTGTAACTGGTTTCTGACGACCATCTACGGTAAAGATATTATCCGGAGAAAGCACATTCGGAACTCCATCACCTGCATCACCCTTGATAACTTTCTCAAGTAGGAAGTCTGGTTCTGGCTTGGCCACGAACTTCTTCATCAATGGATTCCACTGACGGACATTCTTGAACTTATGCAGCTGCTTGAAGTCACCATCACTTGACACGATCAGGATCGGAGCAGGATCAGATACCAATCCCTGCTGGACTGTGTCATTCTCCGTAAGGTACTTGGTCAGAACAGCCACAATGTCGTCGCCCTCTGCCTCATCGACCTTGATAGCTCGGTATGGAAAGATCGTGCGCAGTTCTCCGAGCAACTCAGAGGCGAAGGTAAAGATCGTATTCCAATCAGTATTGGACTTCTCNCGCGAACCCTTGCGCGATGCCTTGTAGTATGGGAAATACCCACGACGCCAGTTCTTCCCACCATCAGCGCAGAGAATTACCTCACCATACTTGGCTGAGTAGTCGGTCTTATACTTCAACAGACTAGACAGGGTGGCATGACGAATGATGTCAATTGCTTTCTTGGTGTCCTTGCCTTTGTCCATATCAGAACCGAAGGCAAGGCAACTAGCAATTACCAGCTGACTATAATCAATAAGGATTGCCATAATCTTTCACTTAAAAGTAGCGAGGAGGAGGGTGTCGGCATTAATCCGACCATTCGGTACAACAGGCTTCGCAGTCAGTGCCTTCATAAACTGGCCATACACACGCTTACCCCTATCCGAGAGAGGAGACAGAGTCTCTGGCTTACGCACAGTCTTCTGACCAGACTTCTCCATATCATAATTCATGATCGTCGTACCCTTGACAGTCAGAGTCATACCATCCAGAGCCTTGTAGACCTGCATCTTGCGAGTCTTGGTATTGAAACAATACAACTCATCAGCTCCGACGATCGACGTCGGGCTAACCGACTTCAGACCGAGATCATCATTGGTAGCAGCGAACTTCATCTTCGCCACGATCACACCGACTGGCTTTGCCTTCGGAGTACGAGTCTTGCGAACCACGACCTTCTTCATCTGAGTCAGACGCTCGGTCAGGGTCTCATACGCAGCCAGCAACTTCTTCAGCTCGGTCTTCTTGAAGTTGCTATAGCCTTCAACCAGATACTCATCGTTACCAGCTACTGCCTCACGCAACTCGAGCAAGGTACGCTGAATCTTCAGAGCGACCTTGTTGGCCACAGGAGTCGTCAAAGGATTCTTCATCAGGCGATCAATATCAGGAATCGCCTTACGATCCATCACGAACTCGTCGAGGATGCCATTGAAGTCAGCCATGAATTCCTTGGCTTTGTCTTCCATCAGATCCTGGACGCTGACCTTCTTGACAGCAACTTCAGCGACAGCTGGCTTGGACAGATCCTTGATCCGAATGAATTCATTCTGAAGGAAATCCATCTCTTTGTCTTCAAGAGCATTGCCCAGAGCCAACATACGGCACAGGGTGCCAGCAGTGCGGAACTCGCGGTCATGGATTTCGCTCGTAGGAAACTTTGCTTCCTTCTTGAAGTATGCGAGGAACCAAGCCTTCTTCTGCTTGTTGTCGTACTCTGCATTGTAGTAATTCAATGCGTGCATCAGGCTAGCCTGATAGCGCAGGTTGTTGACTTCTGGCTCGCCAGTCTTCTTCATCAACTTTTCGACGATCGCGAGACGTTTCGCAGTAGTAGCCATTTCTTTCCTTTCAAATTTCGATAAGTTATTATACCTGAACTTTGAATAAAAGTAAAATCAAAGCAGATAGGCAAACACGCGCATGATCTCTCGTTTGAGATCATATGGACTCTTGAACGTCTTCTTGTTGAACTTCATATAGTTCGGGCTATAGATAGCGATGGAGTTCTCCTTGGGTAGTTCAAAGAAGTAGACATGGCCACGTGGCTCCATCAACTTCTCGTATACGTAGGGAACTCCCATAAAGAACAGGGTATCCTTAATTTCTTCTCTCGTCTCAGGTGGATTCCATGCCATCAGATTTCCTCAAAGTAGGAATATATTATACCTGAATCCTGAATAAATGTAAAATGCCCCGAAGGGCATTGTTTAGACGAACTGAGCGAAGTTTGGTGGTTGCCATCCATCTGGCTTAAGAATCTTACCATCGGGGCGACGTTTGACTACGCCAGTCTCTGGGTCGATCTTGCTTAGGTTGCTCTGAGCACCTTCTGTCCACATTGCTGGCATATCCCAACCACGAGACATAGCATAGCCAATAGCTACCCAGCAGAGATCGAAAATAGCATCTGCTGTCTCGGTATCATCTTCAGCACTCAATGCTTCCTGTAGTTCGGTATATTCTTCCAGGATCAACTTGCGATACAGCAATGCCTGTGTTCCATTATCATGAGCAACTGTCTGGCCAACTGCGACCATAAACTTCTCAACATCTTCAATACATGTGCTCATTAAGCTGCTTTCGTTGTTTCAAATACTTGGTTGTACACTGCCTCGAACTCATTCTGTTCTTCGACAGTGGTGAAGAAATTCTGCTTGTGATAGACTCGAGCCATCTTACGCAGGATCTTCTTATCTATCTCATAGTTATCAGCGAAGTCCTTGATGGCTTCCCTCTGAAGAGTACGTTCTGCTTCTCCACGAAACATCGAGGAACTCATCTCAATACAGAATTCCTTGAGAGCCTTCTTACCAACATCATCTAGCGAATTCACATTCATTATACAACCTCCATGGTCTTAATTGAATTAGGTCGGATCGAACGCCACTGTTCGAGGTCAATATCAAACACAGGAACAGCAGTAGTTGCTTCCTCAATAACAGTTGCCTTCTTAGGCGCAGCTTCGGCTGGGATCCTGTCACTCATACGCGTGCAGACCATCTTCCGAATCGTACCATCTACCTTCTCGAATTCAATGTTGTAGACATTAGTAGACATAGCCGTAGCAAATTCAATAGCATTCATTTCAAATCTCCAATCATATTAGCAGTCAATTTATCATCACGAACTTCAACAAAGATCGGCAGGAACAACGACTTGATCGTCGATGTCTTATTGCTGATCAATGCATTATACTTGCATTTCACAATTTTCCCAAAATAATAATCAAATGGTTTCTGACGATCTGCTTCAGTAAAGCCAGATCCGACGTCAAACTTTACCAGACCATCGGCGGTCTTGCAGGTCAACGAACCGACCCATCCTGGCACCTTCGTGTGCTCAGTAACACCAATTACTTCGGCATCGATATCTTTTTCTTCCTTGAGTTTGATCATCTTCTTACTACGACGATCCTCCCAATGCATATCAGCGAACTTCAGGATTGCACCTTCTTCGCCGCGCTCGAGCATTTCTTCATAGAACCTCTCTGCTTGCTCCAAGTTAGACACAACCCTGGACTGGACCAACAACACCAGCCCTGGAGTCATCGATGCTTGTGCTTCCATCAAGTTCTTCAGACGTTCTTTGTATGGAACCTCGCAATGACAGAATGAGAATGCTGTCAGTGGAATCATATCCCACACAACATACCGGAACCGAGCTGCTTCTTGTGGAGTAATCGTACCGCGAACTGCCTTGGTAAAGAAACCATTACCAGTCTTGCGATCCTCAACTCCTGTACCTGACAAGACAACCAACTCGCCATCGAACACATAGCCAGGGAACTTACTCAGCAAAGTGTCAAAGAACCCATGGAGCATCAATGCCTTACCATTCCGTGAGCGGAAGTCTACTGTACCATCATCAAGTACCCTAGCCATTGCTCGGCCACCATCCATCTTCGTCTGAACGATGTAACCATCTTTCTTCGGTACAATTGATGCAGCTGCCTTCTCATCCATCTTCGATGCCAGCATACAAGGCATCTCTGGAATCAGACCTGGCCAAACTTTGTTACAGATGGCAGTACCGACGTTACAATCCAGATCTCGATTGATGATCTTGATGAGGATTGATCGGTCTTTCTCAGTCAGGCTAGTCAGAACACCTGCCAAGAAATCTCGGGCAGCATGTCCTGTTACCTTACGCCCAGCGAGCTGACCAAAAACAGAACTGAGCACTCCGATGGTAATTTCTTCCTTACCACCAGGAACACCTGCCCAGACATTCTTATCTACTGTGATGTAGAAGTTGAAGAATGGGTTCTCCGTCAGATTGAACGCTGTCATAAGGACTTCGTTGTCCTTATTGGCTTCGAGGATCTGCTGCTTGTTCAGCGTAGAGGAATGATCCTTCAGAGCAGAAATAATGTGGTATAGTTCACTCATGGTTTATTCCGGTATTATTCTGGTAGTACTCGACTTCGAATTGGTGCCACTTCGGCAGCTGGCCATCAGGGAAATACTCACAGAGTGTATTTTCTAAAAGATGATCTGCGTCATCCAGGTTGTCGGCTTCGATTTCGATCCGAATAGGACCAAGGGTATAGGCATATATTGACTTCATATATTCCTTAGAAAATCACCACTTCGTCCTGGTCCACTTCCACACGATCAATGGGATCAGTCATGCCCAATTCCGTGTTCCACACCGTGACTTCCATGTCCTGGTCCATCCCACGCAGCACTTCAATCAATTCTGAAACAGTCATAATATACTCCGATTAGAAAGGAAAGTCTTCAAACACTTCGATGTCAACTGGCTCACCTTCGAAGGTGTATGGATCAGCAGCGACCCAAGCCAGGAGTTCTTCGTTCTTCCTGTGGCACTCAATCTCTTCCAGGATCGTCTGGATTTCTTCGGAGGAGTAGCCTTGGGAAATCAGATATTCAGTCATTTTTCTTTCCTTTTGCGTTTCGATAAGTTATTATACCTCGAAACGAAATAAAAGTAAATTACTGAAATCCTACTATTTTCGTCGCATAAGTCGTTGATTCAACACGAAATTTTCTACCACTAGGTGCGTGCAAGCAGAAAGTAGCATCAATTCTCTCTCAAGAGGGGAATCTACGTAAATTACCTTATCTACGATTGAATTCGCAATAAAACGATAAGTATCTTCTTCATTGATGGGCAACATACCAAAGTCCGTAGGATCGGTCTTTTCCATCTCCATGGCCATCTCTACGACAGCATCAAGCAAACTCTTAGGATTGATCATCTTGTTTCCTGCGCCATACTTCAACTGATAAGTTTCCGAACTCTTCAAGCAGATCTTTGTTAGACCAGGTACGTAGGTCTTCCATAACTGGCCACCCGAGGTCTACATTTATTTTGTAGACCTGCTCTAT